TTTACAAAATATTTCTGCCGCTTTCCATTTACAGCTATTAGTTTCGTATAAAATACATTCGTTTAAATACATTTTTTTATTTTTTTTTGGTAATGGTTTTATTGTTTGTTTTTTTGGTTTAATCTCAATTACATACGTTTCTATTGTTCCGTCTTTTTCTGCTTCAAATAAAAAATCTGGATAATATTGATGCATTTTTTTATCTATAGTAGACACATAAGGAATAGTTAATTCTTCACTACACCACCGAATAATAGTGTTATTTTGATCTAAATATTTACAAAATTTACGTTCCCATGAAGATCTGCATATGATGTTATCGGAATTTCCTACGTATTTTGTAATAAATTTTGGTTTATATTTAGTTTTATATGCCATAGTTATAACTATATATCTATACAACACATGACAACAATGCAATTTCCTTCAACAAATGATCCGTTTTTTCCAGATATTCCTGTTTGGATGAACTTCTATGCTGCCAATTATAGCACATTTTCTCGAAACAGGACGAGAAATTATATTATTTCTCATAACTATCTTCAAATTTCAATACCGTATCCGCAAGATCACACAACCATGAATAATCAATTTTATGGAAAAGCTGGCTCCAAAAACAACAGAGTTATAGAAAAGGGGTTTGCGGGAGTAGGCCAAATGATAAACGCTCAATTTAATAAATTCATCGAAACTAGCAATAGTTTTTTAGAGGGTGGTAATATATTAACATTTGATCATTATGAGACACAATTAGAACCAGGAGCCAGAAGAACTCATAAATTTAATATTCTTATGATTGCTAAAAACAGAGAACAAGCAAAACAAATAAACGATATAGCATTAGCTTTTCAAACAAACGTATTCCCAATATCAAATACTAGTTCTATATTAACAATGAGACACCCTCCTTTGTGGTGTTTTAAGGCTTTAGTTATTGGTAATAGTAATTTTCAAACTAATTCTTATTGGGATGGTCAGCCTCTAGTTTCTGTTTTGGCTAGTGCAGACATCAACAGATCTCCGATTTTAAACACAGCATTTATTACTTCTGATTTTAAGCCAATTGCGGTAAACATAAAACTTTCGTTTATTGAGCTTGAACCAGCATTACAAGTTGGTGATGGAAGCCTACGAATTTGGAGTAGATCAGAAAGATTAGACGCAAGTTAATGTTTGACTTATTTCCAAAAATTAATTACAATTTTGGAGGGTTTACTCTTTCATTGACAAATATTTTTAGTAGTATTAATCTAGAATTAGATAGTCCTCTTGAAATATTTACAAAATACATAACTCCTGGCGAACGACCAGATATTATATCTAATAATTTATACAATAAGTCTAGTCTTTATTGGTCTGTGTTTTTAATCAACAATATTAAAAATCCATTATCAGATTGGTCTAAAAATCAAATTAGCCATGATACACAAATAGAAACAAAGTATAGTGGTTGGGAATATCAATTTGCTAATACGTCGCCTTTTATTCCAGGAAATACTTTTAATTTTAATATTAATAAAACGAATTCATATACAGGAGTAAATTTTGATGAAATTCTAGAAGGCGATTTAATCATATACGAGTCTGGGGTTGGATCGTATTCTGTTCAATGTATTGGTTCTGGTGGTTTTACTAGTGATTTTTCCCTTTGTACTAGTCCACAATACGGTCAAAGTAATATTCCAGACAATTTTGACGATCAGAATTCTGTTGTTCAAACTACGTGTGGTGAATATTTTACTGCGTGTCTTACCTCTGAAGGCAGAATACGAGTATGGGGAAACTTTAATACAACTAGTTCTGATCTAACCAAAACTGAAAATATTTGGAAATCTTCCTCGAATGGTTATACTTTTATTCACGGTACTGGAAACGATCTTTTGGCTATAAAAACAGACGGAAGTATTGTCTGTTATGGCGGATGTACAGCTTTTAATACATTTCAGGTTAGTAGTGGTGGTCCTTACAAAAAAATTGCTTGGGCTACTAATGGTATTTGTGGTGGAGTTGCTATTACTACTACTGGTGCAACCAAACATTTTGGGTTTACTGGATTTCAAGCAGATATGGGTGCTACGTTTTCTCATATTGCTTGTGGATCTAATTTTTGTTCAGGAATAAAGGGAAGTAACAAACAAGTAGTAGTATGGAAAGGAAATTTAGGAATAACATTATGTACTAGTGGTATTACTGCTGGAGGTATTAATGTTTCTGGATTTACTTGTAGTAATATTGCAGCAGGAGATAATCATATAGTAGTATTAAAGGGAGGTAATAACATGGGAGTAACCTCTTGGGGTGATAATAGTTATGGTCAATGTAATGTTTTTGAATTTGCTAATACTCCTACCCTAATATCTGCTGGTTCTAAACATACTGCAGCAATTTACACAGACAAAATACAATTTTTAGGCAGTATTGCAACATATAATCAGACTAATGGATGCACTGGCAATCAAAGCAACGTAAACGTTAACGGAAAGTCTATATCTGGAGAATTTAATAACATATCTTCTGGTAAAGAACATGTATGTTTACAAAAATATGGAACAAACAAAAAATATATTGGTGTCATATCTTCTGTTGATAGCATTTATAAACGTATTTTTGTAAAATCATTTCAATTTAGTGATTCAAATTCTATTAGTTTTGATGATCCTTCTGGTGTTGTGGTTTCTATTTGGCGTTGGAGTGATGCGTCAAATAGATATTTACAAGTAAAATTAATTCAAAATCAATTACTAAGTATTCAAAAGTATTTGGATTCTACGCTATACATAAACGAAAATGATAATTTATTAGATATTACAAGTAATTCTAATTGGATTAATGTGTATATACCAAATTATCTAAACGGAAACAATAGTAATTTTATTACTGTAAGAAAACAATTAATGAATGATGATTTTGTAAAAAAACAAAAAATTAATTATTTAACAAAGGACAAAATAGAATTATTAAAAGCACAAATAAGATCTAAATTGTTATTAAACAGTAATATTAATATAAAATTAAGTGAATTACAATGACGGATGTTATAACACAAACTCAAATAGACATCCCAAACATAACTCTTGGTGAGGTTTCTATAACATCATCTAATCAAAAATATGTACTCTACCCAAGAGAAAACAGTTTATCACAAGAATATTTTATATTCGATCAAATAACTATTACAGAAGATATGTTTGCGGAAAGTATTTTTGGAACTTTAGTGTTTAATGATTCATCTTATATAATAGATCAATTAAATCTAACTTCATCTGACAAAATATCTTTTACGGTAGATTCAACCTTATACGAATTTAATATTTTAGACGTAATAATTGATTCGAATTTAGCAAGCAAAAATATACACGGTCCAGCTGGTAGTGTACACCAAGTTATAATTAGATTTTCGTCAAATGAATTCATTTATAAAAATTTTAATGTTAGTTTACTCGAAAACTTTATAGGAAAAATTTCTAAAACTCCTGGTGCTGCTCCTCCTGAGCAAACTTCTTTAGATTTTGATTCTGGTCAATTATCAGCTGCAGAAGCACAAATGACGGGATTAGTTCAAAAATTATTTAAAGATGATATGATGACAAAAGATTCTAAAAAACCCCTAGAAGCACATAACACATACAATGATGTTTGGGTAAAGGCTGAAAATTTTCTTTTTCCTTTTTATAAATTAGGAAATAATTTACGTATATCGCATTTGATGAATTATGTTTGCGAGTATGCTTGTAGCTTAAATAATAAAAATGCAGTTAATTTTTTTTTCTGGGAAGATCTACAAAGCTGGAATTTTAAATGTATTGATGAATTATTAAAAGAGTCTAATAATTATAAAGGAACTTATAATTTAGGCGGCTTGGCAGGAAGTGATAATAGTTTTCTGAATACTGTAGTTGAAATGAGAATTATTAGCGATATATCTCCGTCTAAATTATTAAATGGTGGAGCAATGTTTGGAGAATATGTTAGAATAATGCCAGATTGGGGTAATATATATCGTAATTTTTCAGACAATGCAACAGGTTTAACAAAAATGCAAATTACGTATAATTATGAAGAAGATTCCGAAAACTGGGAAAAAATTTCTCCACATTCATTTTTATCATCAAAAACAAATATTGAATACAAAACGCAAAATGATTATAGTTTTGTCCGTACTTCCGATTATAATTATGGATTTTATTCTACAGCATATAATTCTGAAAAAAAACCTTGGTGAAATTTTTATGATTTTTCTATTAATAAATATTACGGAAAAAAACTTGGTATAGAAAATAGCGAAAATATAAAAACTAAAGAAAATTTAATAGACAATATATCAAGTTCAAAAGAAGTTTCTAGAACAGAAAACGAATATTGGCAATCTCAATTTGATTTTTCAGAACTTCCTGGTGCATTTTTAAAAAAAATATACAAAGAAATAAAATGGCCTTTAACAAAAAATCGTTGGAATTACGCAGAAGCAAAAAAAACTAAAACCGAATGGGGCGTTTACAAAAATGTTGTTTGTTGCGATAGTTTTTCTTCTAGCAATGATCAGACTGATTTTTATGCTTTAATATACGCAGCAGACAAAATTTATGGAGGTAATAGCTTAGGATTTGAAGGAGTTTGTGGAGCCACGGAATTTAATATTGATCCTGGTGGAATATATGCATATTCTTGGCAACAAGTTGAGTTTTGGCCAAAATCAGAAGTTAAAGACATATTAGAGTCATCCTTTGAAATAATTGAGTTTGAAGATGCTGGTTCGTTTTCATTTCCTTTTGTTTTTGTTAGTAATAAAAAATCACTAAAGGGGAATTTCGATTATACTGAGGGGTATACTGGACCAGATAATAGAGCTTATAATTTAAGTGAGATTTTAAATACCAGTATTCCGAAATCGTTTGAAAATAAGAACGATAAAGACCACACAACAATAACGACAAATTCAGGTGTATCTATGCCGTTACATATAGAAGATACAGACAGAAAATCATATTCTTCTTATCCAAAAAAATATCAAATGATGCCTGTTGGAAAATTCAGAGTAATTGATAATAACTGTCCAGATTTTTCTCAATCTGGAACAGAAATATCAGAAGAACAAGTAGAAAAAAATGAGTCTGGTATGTATTATGGTGGTAGAATTGTTCACATGAAAGTATTATCGTCCAGTAATCTAAATATGATCAGAGGATTTACTTTACCTCAAGAATTGCCATTGAAAAAGCAAAGACCGTATATGTTTTTGTTTGATGTTGATAATACACACGATGGCTTGTGTACTGGAGATTGTGCATAATGGCTAAAAGATTAAGTAAATTTACAGAATTTAATTTAGATGACTTTTTTGGTATACAGAATGGTCAAGGTTCTAATTTTACGCATGCTCTAAAACCAACTTCGCCAACTTCATACGAAATTAGTGAATTTGGACCTTGTATGAACCCTGGCGGTTATGTTTCTAATGTAGATTGCCCTGATCTAAACAAACCTTACTGCAATTGTCCAAATCAACACCTTATGCCTAAAGGATTTGGGGGAAAAGAGCCGACAGAAAAAGAACTATTATCATTATTAAAAGAGACAAACGAATGTGATAAAATAAAAACAGTTTTGTCTGCGGATAAGTGGTTTGGTATTGATTATTCTAATCCTAATTGTTCATATAATTGTTTTTCTGGGATTTGTGCTGGGTCTCCAAGTGGCGTTAGTAGTGGTTATAAAGAGCTTTCCGAGTTTAATCGTACGACAACTGAACCAGATGCTGGCGAAGAAGATAATTATAGGTTTCCGTATAGTGAAAGAAAATCGTATACAGACGAAGATACTGGTAAAATAATGTCATTTGTTGGTATTACTGGTTCTACTGGTCCCGATGATCCTACTGATCCTACTGATCCTGGTGCAACCAGTAATACTGATAAACTTAATAATTTTAAAGATTATTTAGCATATTCTAGAACAAATGCTACTTTTTGGAATACGCCACCAAAAACTCCACTTTTGAGAAAAGCTCAGACAGCACTATTAACTTATCAGAGAATAAGTATTATGGTGAATGGTCATTTTGATATCAGACCTGGAAACACGATTAAACTAAATATTCCTACAGGAGAAGCTAAAAGCATTTCAGAAACTAGGTTTTCTGGTAAATGGATGATTTATAAAATAGAACGAATAATAACTACGCAAAAACATTCAATGATTTTATCTCTTATGAGAGACGGAAACGCAAAAGATCCAGATACTACAACAAGTGTTGATACTTCAAAAACAGGTTAATATATGACATTAGTATACAAAGACATAGATTTTTTATTAGAAATAAACGCAGTAAGCGGCGATATGAACATAAAAACAGATTCATATGCAGTATCTCAGACTATAAAAAACATAGTATTAACCTCTCAAGGAGAAAAATTATTTGTTCCTGGTTTTGGAGGAAATGCTAATGATTTAATGTATTCTAACTCAAATGTACTGGATTTAGAAAATAAAAAGATATTTTTTTTAGCGGCATTAGAAACATACGAACCAAGAGCAACTATAACAAATATAAATATCGTAGACTCAACATTAGGTTATTGGCTTGTAAATATTGAGTATTACTTAAAATTATCACCAGATATTACTCGTTTTGTACAAATAACAACAGAATAAATAAAGATATGGCAACCCCACAAATAAATATAGCTTCTTTGACTTTTGATGATATAAAGGCATCATTAAAAGCTTACTTAACACTTCCAGGTTCTCCGTTTTCTGTATATACTGGTAGTGCATTTGATAGCTTATTAGATGTTTTTGCGTATAATACTTTGTTTTATTCATTTTATAGTAATATGGTTGCTAATGAATCTTTTCTTGAAACTGCTTCAATAGAAAATAATATTGTTTCTTTGTTAAAACCATTAGGTGTTTTTGTGGAAGGAAAACAATCTTCTTTGTGTGGAATTACTGCGAGTTCTATTACTGGCACTGTTCCAGTAGTATCGTATTCTACTGTATTTAGTGGTTCTAACACATTAGGAGACTTTAAATTTTATTCTATTGATGATGTTACACTAACCACAACACCAACAAAAATAAATTTATATGAATCAAAATTTTTAGTTAAAAATATTCCTATAGCCGTAGATATATCAAATCAAAAAGCATTTCTGGGAGACACAAATATCGATACAAAAACTTTGTCTGTATTTGTTAACGGAACTAAATGGTCTAAATTTAATAATACACAGATAAACACAGGACCAAATAGTAATATTTATTTTGTTGATAGGACATCTAGTGGGTTTTATTTAGTTTTTGGCAAAAAAACAATAAACGATTACCAATCATCTTACGGTAAGAACATATTAAATTCAGATATTGTTACTGTTTCGTATATGACACCTTCGGGAACAATCTCTAACGAAATTACTACAATAATTAGTAATAATATTGTTATCAGTTCTACAAAAACAACTGGTGGAACTGATAAACCAGATTTAGATTTATTTCGCAGTTTTGGTCCAAAATTATTTGCTGCTAACGACAGAGCTGTTACTAAGGAAGATTATTATGGTATTTTGTTACAATATTCAGATCTTTCGTCTCTTATACAAACAAAAAATCAAATAAACATTTGGGGAGGAGACGAATTAGATCCTCCAATTTATGGTAGAGTGTTTGTTTCTTATTCGAATAGTGCTTTAACACAAACTTCTCCTATTGTTGTACAATCTATGGAATATCTTAAAAGTAAATCTATAGTTACGGTTATTCCCGAATATGTTCGAATGCAACCAATTAAGATAAAATTTAAAGCTTTGGTGGCAAATACTTCAAATACCGTAGGAACAATTAAGAGTACAATAGAAGCATACTTTAATACAGTTAAAATATTCAATAATCCTATAAACGACACAATCATTACTTCTGTTGTAAAAAGCCTTAGTCAATCCACAAATGCAACAGTTGCTGTGGATCCAAGAGAAACAACGCTATCTTTATTGGTCAACGGATCTACTACTACCAAGAATTTTTATTTTAAAACTGAGCTGAAACAGCCAGCAGTAAGCACAGTTGGCACTATTGTTAGTTCTGATACCTTTCTATATAATACTATTACATCAGTAATAAAGGATGTTAGTAGTAGTGATTCTTCTGTTGTTATTGGTCAGTTGTTTGTATATAATAACGCAAATAATCAACCACTCCAAAATTTAGGTTTTGTTAACTACAAAACTGGTTATATAACACTAAAACCAAACATTCTTCCTACAGCATCATCAATTAATATTAATGTTGTTCCGAAAAATTTTAATACAATTAATATAAAACAAGAATTAGTTCCAGAAGTAGAAGTAACTGTGGAAATATCATAATGATATTAATTTTTAAAAAATTTATAACTAAAAAACCAAGAGAAATTAATGTTGCTATCGATAGTTTTGAAGAAATACAAAACGAAGAAAGCATTAATTTAGTTAATTTTCCACAAGTTTTTCCATCAGCTGTGCCTCCTTCCTGTGCATATCCATTAGATATTATGAGTTTGTTTCCTCGTTGGTTACATAAAATAAGTATATCGGGAGATGCAAATTTAATAGAACTTACAAAACAATATTATGACTGGTTGGTATGTAAATCTAATGACATAAATTCTGTTGGATTTTTAAATTTAGAATCAATAAATGACATAGAAACGATGCCAAATAGCTATGTAAAATATTCAGCAAGTTCTTATTTGCCTAGTTTACACACAAATGTAATAAATTATGACGGATATACTGGTGGACACGTAGATCAGAATAAAATTCGTTTATTGTTAGATAATGTAAAAACTAATTTATATTCTCGTAAGGGATCTAAGCAAAGTTATGATACTGTTGTTGATACTCTTTTTGGCATTTCCGCAGAAAATATAAACATTTCTTATCCAAAAAAATTCGTTATGCGTCTTAATTCAGGTAAATATGATTGGATGGGAATAGAAACTGTTGAATTAGGAGATAATCCAATTGATTTACCAGCAGAATTATCCTCTAGTTTTTTAAATTTTTCAGTTTTACCCGATAATGGTTTATGGCAAGATTATTCTTATGTTGTTAATGTTTCTGGTCTTTCACTAGAAGCATACACTAACGTAGTGCGACCATTATTGCATCCCGCAGGAACTGCTGATTTCTTTCAAATAAGACAAGATATTTTTAATAATAACTCTGAAACTGTACGAGTTTTTACAAGCGAAATTCCAAAAATTAATAATTATTATGGTTACACTATGGGTTCTTTTTCCTCTCTTTCTTCTTGTGATCAAGGGGCTGGAGGAGACAAAACGTTTGTATTTCCTTCTTGGGACGAAGAAATTTCGTTATATAATTCGGGAGTAACTTTTGGTAATATAAATATAGTAGATTTTACTACATTAACGCCAAAATCAGGAATGGGTTATCCAAACGAATCAATAATTGCTGAAGGAACGTGTGTATAATAATGACAAATAACCAAAAATTATCATCACTAACAATCAATAAAGCACCAGAAGAAATGTTTTTAGTTTTGGGTCAGATTAAAGATTCTGAACTTGGATTTAACATTATTTCTGATGGAGTTTTTGCAAAAAGAATTCCAGACAAAGAAAAGTGCGTAATTGCTAAAAATAATATATGGCAATCGGGAAAAATATATAATGAGGTTGGATCTCAAGAAAATTATTATGTTTTAAATAATAATAATAATGTTGTTTATTTGTGTATTTCTAATAATGCAAATAATAATAATCAAGATGTTATTAACATGTCTGTGGTTATTCCAAACCACACCACACCAACAATAAATCAACTAAGTGATGGTTACTCCTGGCTTCCTCTGTATAGAGTTGATAGCAGCCAATTGAATTTTATTACTAACAAAGATCTTCCTACTGCAAAGATATTTGTAGAAAAAGAATATTCTTCGTTTTTTGAAAAATACAAACCATTATGTGGATCTGGGGTTACTTCTTTTGGTTGTTGTTGTCTTTATTTTAAAGAAAGTAACATAGACGAAATTACTAATGAAGTTTATACCAAAGGTAGTATTACTAATGAAACTATATTTTCGACTTGCTATGAATGCCAAAAATTAGCTGATTCTTTAAAAAGAGAAGTTTTATTTCTGGATGGATTGACTGCAGGATCGGTAGAAAATAGCAATAATGATAAAAATTATCTATGTCCTTCGACAAAATATATAAAAGAAATTTTAGAAGAATTTGAAGATAATAAGTATAACACTATACCCAATAGTAGTAATGCGTTTTCTTATGGTCTTTTAAACAACTTTAATAATTTTTCTGGAATTATGTTTGCTCGAATTAATACTAACGATATAACAGAATCAGAAAAAATAATAAGTACTCCAAATCCTTTAGTTAATATTGTTGATACCACTGGCTCTGGTGCTGTTGTTAGGCTAAAAACAATTCAAATCAGTACAAACAACCACAAAGTAATTGGAATCGAAATAATATCCAGAGGATCAGGTTACAGTAAATTGCCTGATTTTTATGTAGACGGAATTTCAGAAAACAATATTATAAATTCCATTATTAGTATAGGTGTTTTTCCCGAATCCATATTTATTTCATCTGATGAATATGTTTATCCAATATCGTATAAAATAAAAACATCGATTATAACAGACGAACTTTCTTCTATGATTTCTTCGGCTAATATTGATAGCTATACTATATTAACAAATCCAGATTATACTGATAATAATTCTAAAATAATTTCTACAAAAAACAATTCTGATTATTTTTCACTAGAAACTAGAGTCATTTGCGGTTTATCAGGAGAACAAATATCAATCGTTAATCAACAACAATTGGTAGATAATAGTCTTTCTGGAGGAGGATCTAATCCAAACTTTAAATCAAACATAGTTAGTGGATTTAGTTTATTAACAGTAAGAAACAATAATGGTGTGTATATTAATAATATATCAAAAAATAATTATCAAGTATTTTCTTCTGGTGTACAGACAACAAGCAACGGTGTTATAAAATTTAAACCAGATAGTATTAATACATATTCTATACCTGGAGTTATAGCCTTTACAACAGACACAAACGATTCTGTTATTAAAGATGATATTTTAAAAATACAGGTTGGAAGCACAACTAAATATTATAATGTTTTGGGTGTAGAGCTTTCTCCACTCAAAAAAGACTCTGGTAAATCAGTTTCTTCTGGTCTGTTGAGTAATAATATAACAAATAAAACTAACGAAATAACGAAATCTTACGCATTTACTATAAACATAGATACAATAGAATAATACCTAAAATGACAATACCTCTACCCTTTTCCGATTCGTTTTCTTTGACACCACCACCATTCAATAGTCGTGTTAGTAATCAAATTGATCAAATTAAAAATTATTATGCTGTTGCTTTTAAACCAGGGTATCCTCTTCAAGCATCAGAATTAAACGAAATTCAAGAAATTTTTTATGTACAACAAACATTAACACAAACTATGATTTCTAATTGGATGTCTACTGGTGTTATTTCAGGGAGTAATATGGTAACTGGGCCAGGTTGGGATGGTTGTACTCCAATAAATCCGAATTTAATTACATATACTGCTGGTACTAATACTAATACTTTAACTTTTGGTCTTGGTTGGTATTTAATCAAAAAAACTAACGTTAATGGTGGTATTGGTGTTTGGGTTTATAATAATAGCATTACAAATATTAGTTCTGTTGTTGCTGGTGATTATGGAATTATTGTTGAACCTATTACGATTAATTGTACATCTATAAATCCAGAACCATCTAATACAGATTCATCTCTACAGGATCAAATTGGGATTAATGTTATTAATGGTCCTTGTGGTGCGGCACGTTTAAAATTAAATGTTCATGCATTTAGTAATATAAATACAGTGACTACAAGATATCTATGCCCCATTTTAACTGTTACTGCTGCGACTGGAGTAAACACGTTAACTTACAAAAATAACTACAAAATAACATGACAACAACACCAAATATAGCAGACAGCAGTACGTTTAAAACGTGGTTTGAAACCACTAATAGTATAATTGATGTTATTAATGGTATTAGCTTATATAATGCCTTTGCTGGGGATGGTATAAAGATAACTTCTACTAATAATAATTTTACGTTTAGTCATTCTAATGCTGTTACTACGGGAATTACATTTAGTGGATCTGTTTTGTTTAATGGTAGTGTGGATCTTGGATCTCAGGCAACAATTGGTGCACTTACTATTAGTGTGACTCCTAAAATTGCTGGAGTAACATCGGGAAATATTGTTATTATTAGTCCAACATTGGGTCTTACTTTAGCAAAAGCAGACAATGCTGTTAACGCTGAAGTTTTTGGAATAGTATCAAATCAAACAAGCACTAGTACTGTAGTTACTGTTGGTGGTAATATAAACAATACGTTATTCAGTAAAACTATTGGAAATTGTTTAGGAATTAGTGGTGCAACTCTTATTCCAGGACAAGCGTATTTTTTAAGTCCAACAATAAGCGGA